GAACCTGTGAAACATTCAGAGCACCCAGAAGTAAATTTACCAGCAGACCCTAACTCAAGATTCAAAGACGGTATTGAAGTAGGCGGACTGCTATTATGTAAAATGCCACAGGAAATGGTAGACCAGAGAAATGAATATTTTAAGGAAAAAGCTAGAGCTCAGGAACAGGCTGTAGATAACAACCTAATGAGACAGAACGACCCTAGAATGCCGTTATTTTCTGATAAAAAATCTACTGTGACTAAAGGCAAAAGATAATTTTTTAAGGAGATTATATTATGGCATCAACAGCCGCACCTTACGGTCTTAAGCCCGTAAATTTGATTGGTGGACAGCCTTATGCTGGTTCTACTCGTCAAATTAAAATAGCGTCTGGGTATGGCACTAACATCTTTAACGGGAGCGTTGTATCTATCGTTACAGCAGGAACACTTGAGATAGTAACCACAGTTGGTTCTAACTCTTCAGTTTTCCCTGCAGGAACAGTAGGCGTATTCGTTGGATGTTCGTATACAGACCCTAACTCAAAACAAAAGGTTTTCGCTCAATATTGGCCAACAGGCACAGTAGCATCTGATGCTGTCGGTTATGTTGTCGATGACCCTGATGTAGTATTTCAAGTACAAGCTGATGCGTCAATAGCCCAAGCTGGTCTTGGTGCAAACGCTCCATTAGCTGCAGTACAATCTACATCAACTGGTTCAACTGTGACAGGTAACTCTACTTCAGCACTAGATGCGACAGTAGCGACTACTACACAGGGATTCAGAATTGTTGATTTTGTTGACTCACCAAACTCACAAGTAGGCGATGCTTACACCGATGTGTTAGTGAAGTTCAATATTGCTCAACATTCTTACACTAACGCAACAGGTATATAAAGGAGAATAAACAATGGCAATTTCAAGAGCTCAGTTATTAAAAGAGTTGCTCCCAGGCCTTAATGCTTTATTCGGAATGGAATACAGTCGTTATGGAGAAGAGCACGCAGAAATCTACGAATCTGAAACATCAGAACGTAGTTTTGAAGAAGAAACAAAACTATCTGGTTTTGGACAAGCACCTGTTAAAGACGAAGGTTCAGCCATCGCCTATGACAATGCTCAAGAAGCGTTCACAGCTAGATACAACCATGAAACCATAGCTTTAGGTTTCTCACTAACAGAAGAAGCTGTAGAGGATAACCTTTACGATACTTTATCTGCGAGATACACAAAAGCTTTAGCACGTTCAATGGCTAATACTAAACAAGTAAAAGCTGCGAACATTCTAAACAATGGTTTCTCGGATGCAAATGGTGGAGATGGTAAATCATTATTCGCTACAGACCATCCATTAGTAAACGGTGGTACAAACAACAATACTCAATCAACAGCTGCTGACTTAAACGAGTCATCATTAGAAAATGCGGTTATTCAAATAGCTGCTTGGACTGATGAAAGAGGTTTATTGATTGCTGCGAAACCACGTAAGCTAATTATTCCACCAGCGTTACAATTTGTTGCTACACGTTTATTAGATACTGACCAAAGAGTCGGTACAGCTGATAACGATATCAACGCATTGAAAAACAACGGTGCAATTCCTGAAGGATATGTTATCAATCATTACTTAACTGATACTGATGGATACTTCCTAACAACAGATGTACCAAATGGTATGAAATACTTTGTAAGAACACCATTAACTACATCTATGGACGGTGACTTCGACACAGGTAATGTAAGATACAAAGCCCGTGAAAGATACTCATTCGGTTTTTCCGACCCACTAGGAATGTGGGGCTCACAAGGTGCTTAATAGGCACACTTGAGAGTGTTCAGTTTTTCATAGTTCTGGACACTTACTTTGGAAACCCAGCTAATCTCTCGCTGGGTTTTCTTTTTGCTTTTAATTATTTTTAAAATAGGTATAATTTATCTATCGGGAACAACATAACTTATCTAACTGCCCCCGAACAGACGCATACACGATAGATAAGTTCTAACTTTGTATGGAGATATATAATGGCAACATCAACTTTTTCGGGTCCAGTAGTATCCAAAAATGGATTTATTAACACAGGACCAGGTAATGTCGTAGACGCTGACGCAAGCATAGCTTTAACAGTCGCTTCTCACTCAGGTAAAATCATTCACAATGACGCTGCTGGAGCAGTAACTTACACATTACCAGCATTAAATGCAACAGCAGACGGAGCAAGTTCAGGACCAGGTTCTGACATTGACAATTTAAATAACCTTGGTGCTACATTCACAATAGTTAACTCAATAACAAAAACTGGAGACTTAGTAGTTCAAGTTGCAAACTCAAATGATATTATGACTGGTTCAGCTACAATAGTTGACACAGATACAGATGATAATACAGAAGGTTTTGTAACAGCAGCTGCATCAGATACTATTACTTTAAACGGAAGCACAACAGGTGGTGTAACACACGCTACAATCACATGTACAGCTATCAGTTCAACTAAATGGAGTGTTTCAGTTACCACAGGTGGTACTGGAAACTTAGCTACACCTTTTAGTGCAGCAGTTAGTTAATAGGAGAACAATATGAGCAGTAATGGAGATATATGGGCAGTAACCCCTTCCACAAGTGCTACATACTATAGAGCAGCAGCATCCATATCGGGTGCTGGGGCTCTGACCTTACTCACCGATGACGCAGGCCCTAACGGGGTTGGTTATAAAGTTAGATTTACTTCAGCAGGAGACGACAGTGGAGATACTTTCACTATCGTTGGTATTACTGTGGCTGATGCACTAACAGGAAACTCAACTACAGAAGTCGTCACGGGTGCTGATACTGGTACAGCTGACTCTAGTAATTTTTTTGCTAAAGTTACAAGTATTACAGCTTCAGGTGCTTCAGCAGGTAATGTAAGTATAGGAACAACTGGGTCAATAGCTTTACCTAGAACTCGATTAAAAGGGTTCTATTATTTAGCTAGTGGTTCAGCAGGTAGTGTTAAAATGAACTTAAATAGTAGTTCAGGTACAGAGTTGTTAAACATAGCTACACCAGCTAGTGCCACTGGCACACAGGACATGTTCCTCCCTGGTATGGGTATACTAACAACATCAAACGGTAGTAGTATTTCAGATTTTGCTGTAATTACTATTACTAATGTTACCAACACAGTATTATTTTGTGGATAGATAGTTATGGCAACTACCAGAAAAAAGGGTATGGGTATCAAGACTTCGGTTAAGTCTGGTAATTTTAGAAAGACTAAATCTGGAGCAGGTATGACAACGAAAGGTGTCAAAGCCTATCGTAAAGCCAACCCTGGTAGTAAATTAAAAACAGCAGTAACTGGAAAGGTTAAAAAAGGTTCGAAAGCTGCTAAGAGACGTAAATCATTCTGTGCACGTAGTGCAGGACAGATGAAGAAGTTTCCTAAAGCAGCTAAGAATCCTAACTCAAGGTTACGTCAGGCTCGTAAGAGATGGAAATGTTAACATGGAAGATAAGGTGCAAGAGACAGTAGCGGTTCATCAAGTTGAAATAGACCATATGAAGAAAGATATAGACCATATCATTTTGAAGGTAGACAAGATGGACACTCAGATAGACCGTATAGAAAAGGCTTTATCTGAACTAAGTGGTGGCCGTAAGGTCGCTTTGTGGATGTTTAGTGGCCTCGGTGTAATCGCTGGAATTGTAGCCACTTGGTTGTTTAAATAAATTACGGAGAAGGAAATGAATTACGGTAAAAAGAAAAAAATGAAAGAAGGTGGTATGAGTAAAATGAAGCCAGCAAAACCAGCTGAATTAGTTAAGAAAGTAACATCTACAGAAAAACAAAAAATGGATTCTGCTAAACAAATGGCTATGGGTGGTAAAGTTATGAAAGATGTACCAGTAGATAAAAAGAAAGGCTTAGGTAAGTTACCAGAAGAAGTTCGTAACAAGATGGGCTTTAAGAAAGCTGGTGGTAAAGTTAAGAAAATGAAAGATGGTGGTGATGTTAAGATGACAAAAAAACAGCGAGACTTTGCTGCAACTGCGTTTCAACCAAAAACACCAAAAGAACGTAAAGCAGCTGCTATTGACAAAGTTAAAAGAGAAAATAAAAGCCAATCTAATCAAGAGAGAAAAAAAGAAAGTTCTCGTAAATTAAAAGAGATACATTCAAAACTTAAACCTGGTATGCCTATGTTTAAAAAAGGCGGTTCTACAGGCAAAAGAAAAGCTGACCCTAAGCCACCTCTAGGTGTACCTAAATTTGAAGAGCCACGAGCTACAGCAAAAGGCCAACGTAAAGCTGGCGGTATGATTAATAAAAAGAAAATGATGGGTGGCGGTATGGCTATGAAATATGGTCATGGTGGTAAAGTTGGTAAAAAATGTCCTCGTGATGGTATTGCGATGAGAGGAAAAACAAGGGCTTAATTATGATGAAATGCAGAGGTATGGGTAAGATTAAACCAGTCGCTTTTAAAAAAGGCGGTAGTACCAAAGATGCGTGTTATCATAAGGTAAAAGCTCAGTATAAAGTTTTTCCAAGTGCTTACGCCTCTGGTGCTATTGCTAAGTGTAGAAAGAAAAGAGGTGGTAAAAAGTAGTGGCTGTCCGTAAGACTAAAAAAGGTCTTGCTTTAAAAAGATGGTTTAAAGAAGACTGGAAGGACGTAAAGACAGGCAAAGCCTGTGGTCGTAAGAAAGGTGATAAACGTGGTACACCTTACTGCAGACCTACTAAGCGAGTGTCGAGCAAAACTCCTAAGACAGCAGGAGAAATGACGGCAGCTCAAAAGAAGAAACGTATTGCTCAAAAGAAAAGACTTGGGCAACCAGCTGGTAAGCCACGTAGAGTATCAGCACTTAGAAGGAAGAAGAGGAAAACATAATGGCATCATTAAAAAGTAGAGAAAAAGAAAATAAAAAGAAAGCTTTTAAAAAATTTGAAGAAATAGACCCAACTACTGGGAGAATGAGAGGGTATGATATGCAACGAGATGCATTTGGTCCTGGTTCATTAGTAGAATCAGAAACAAAACTTCCTAAATTTTTTAAGTTTATTCCAGATGCTTTTCAAGTAGAGAAATTTTTACAAGAAAAAGTTAAACCAAAAATTAAAAAGAAAATTAAAAAGAAAGCAGGTGGTAGGGTTAAAAAAGTAAAAGCCCATCGTGGTGATGGAATTGCTAAACGTGGTAGAACAAGAGGAAGGATAGTATAATGGCGACATCAGGCACAACAGCGTTTAACTTAGATTTAAACAACATTGTAGAAGAAGCATTTGAAAGATGTGGTTCTGAAATGCGTACAGGATATGACCTACGTACAGCTCGTAGAAGCCTAAACTTACTTACTGTTGAATGGGCTAACCGAGGTGTCAATCTTTGGACTATTGAAGAGGGTACTCTTTCTCTAACCACAGGTACTATAACTTACAATCTTCCAACTGATACGATTGACTTGATTGAGCAAGTTATTAGAACAGGCACAGGTACTAACCAACAAGATATTAATATTAATAGAATATCAGCTCCTACTTATGGAACAATACCTAATAAGAATACAACAGGTAGACCCGTTCAGGTATGGATAAACAGACAAGCAACACAACCAAATATAAATGTATGGCCAGCTCCAGAAGATAACAGCTATACATTTGTCTATTGGGCACTCAAAAGAATTGAAGATGCAGGCACAGGTGTTACCACACAAGATATACCATTTAGGTTTTTACCTTGTTTAGTTGCAGGACTTGCATTTTATTTAAGTTTAAAGATACCTCAAGCAGGTGACAGAACACAGTTTTTAAAACAAGAGTACGAAGAGCAGTGGGCGTTAGCTTCAACTGAAGATAGAGATAAAGCCACACTTAGAATTGCTCCACGTAGACAACACATATAGGAGAGATATATGAAGAAGAAAGTAAAAAGTACATCTACTAAGAAGAAACCTTTTAAAGTTCACAATATGTATAATCCAAAGACTGGTAAAGCTGTTAAAGCAGAGTCTTATGCTAAACACATGGCATTAAAGAAAAAAGGCTATGGGCATACTAAACCAAGGAAGAAGTAAATGAGTAAATACGCAT